CTGCTGCGATGAACGAGTTCATTGCTTGGACACTGACCAACCAAAACTTGGTAAACACTCTGTCTAAGACAAAGAACCACTCAGCTCTAAAGAACCTCGTCCACAAAGCACTCAAGGGTGTGAAGCGTATGATTGGTCTACCAGATGGTATGTCTCTGGATATGTTGTCGAACATCCAATGGAACACAGCTGCATTGATGCAGATGAGCCGTCTGGATCCAACTTCAAAGATCAGAAGAGGGGTTTCATACTCCGGTATCCTGCATCAGCGTTCGTTGGATACACGTCTGAAAGACATCACCAAGAGAATGGAAGACAAGGTTGTATTTCATGTCTTGAAAACAGACCCGATGGATAGGACCTCAGAGCGTACAGATATCAAAGACGTATCAACGGACACGGTCAACAACCTCACTGTGCATGGTGTAAACCTGGATCAAACACAGACGTCAGCATTCCGTGCTATTCAATCAGCATTTATCTCAACAATGAAATTAGACAGTGGTTCACTGGTTCGAGCACAGAAGCTCTTCGACCATGTAACCAAAAGTCTTACTGTTGAAGACTTGATGGAGTCTGAGACAGATGACTGGGCTCCGGCTGATCGTGAGCAGGCACAAGATCTGTTTAACCTCCTGCTTGGTAAGTCAGGTCTAATCATGGATCGTAATGGTCGCTCCACGATGTTGGGGACATTCATTGCACTGAGTCAAGTGAGCCCAGACTTCCGTCGTATGTTGGATAAGAAGGGCCTGCCTAAGTCTACTAGCATTGACATTACGTCAGCTGATGATGCGCTTAACTCCATATCCAACCGGATGATCGATTACCTTGGCACAAAGATTGCTGGTGGAGACTCAAACCTTGGCACAGTCAAAGAAGGTATGGACCGTCTGGCTGATCAGTTGTCACGTATTGAGAAAGATGATCACACACTCGTTGAGAAGACATCTAATAACCTCTTCTCAGCTGGTGACGAGAAACTCAGAGGGCTCATCGTTAAAGCCAGTGACAAGTTGGAAAGATTTGGCAGAGGTCAGGCCATACTTGAGCGCAAGACACTCAGAGGTGAGTCAGAGAATCTGATCCGTAAGAGCATGATAGTCTTGGCTGCCGGCATGGATAAGAAGAAGGGTGCAAGGTTTGCAAGTGCAGCTGTATCCCTTGGGAACCAGCAGGACATGATCCCTAAGACTTTGACTGGACTCATGAACGAAATAATCGGTGTCACAGATGAAAACAGGGGTGTCTACGATCTGATGAACAGAGTGAAGACAGCTGTTTCAGCTCTACGTCAGGACCATCGTGAGATCATTCCAAAGTTCTTGGGAGAGCAGTTCACCCGTAAACTTGATAAAGCTGAATGGTCAGCTCTCTACAAGATGTTGGCAAAGACTGATCTGTCTTCCCTGTTGGGTAAGTTAAGTTACGGTAAAATACAGGAAATGCTGCTTGATCCTAAAGGCGTACAGACAGAGATCCAGAAGACAAAAGAAGAGCTGCAGAAGGTTAACAAGAAGCTCTCAAATGATTGGATTAAGAAGTCCGACGAACTGGCAACACATATGGTCAGTGGTGATATTAAAAAGGGTAACAACAACCTTCTTAAGAACTCGGAAGCGATCTCGTTACTTCTGGATCCAACTAAGAAAACAAAGATGACTGTCAAAGAGTCGACAGATGCACAGCCTATCATTGATCACTTGGTTTCACTTCTGGCTCTAGAGAAGACCCAGGCTGCTGATCCAATCTCAGGTGAGATGACAAGAGTTCTTGCAGAGACAGAGAGTAAAGGCATGGAGTTCATGGTGAATTACCTGAACCAAATGCGTCTTGCTGAGTTGGGTAAAGCAACGACAGCCAAAGCTCGGATGAACGGGTACAAAGGGTACATCCCATCAGAGACCCGTGCAGGTTCTGATCTGATCATCGCTGATGACAGTGAGTACACGAAGCTCATCACAACAGGGTACACTCAAGTAGGTGCTTACGAAGGCTCAGGCTTTGAGAGAGGCAAGAAGAGCTATTACTTCTCAACAGTGGGGGGTAACGACACTTATCAACAAGGTGTGATGCAGACAGTCCAGAAAACGGCCAATGGGGTCGATATCCAGAGTGGTCGTACTGTACGCGGAACAACCGGTGGTATGTTGAGCAGGGGTGAAGTTGAAAACGTCATTGATCGTATGCGTCAAGGCAATATCCCTAAAGGTGGGGAGTCATTGATCCCAATCTACGATGCGAGCAGAAATGTTGTAGGTTTTGAACGACATGTTGATCCAAGACAGATGGAGAACCTCAAGGGGGACACACAGTTGGATCAAATGGCTGGTGCATGGTCAGGACGCCAGCAAGAAGAGAAGTTGGCTGAACAGTTCAATCGTCAACTAATCGATGAAGTGAAGAAGGTCTGGGATAAATTTGGTAAGGATAAAGGTAAGGGTAAAGATGAGTTCATCAATCTTGCTGATCCAGAACTGAAGAATGATCTTCACAAGGATGCTTGGGCGATTATTCCTCCTGAGACGAAGGATTATATCAAGAAGGTATTTGGGGAAGATGGCTTCATGGTCCGTAAGGACATGTTGGATAACACAGTCGGTTATCGGTCACTGACTCTTGGTGAAGCCTGGTCAGGTCCATCGGACCTGAATGAGTCAGTGAAGTCGACAATTAAAGATGTGTCGACTGCGGTGATGGGGAAAAATGCTTATAGAAATCTCGTAACAGCTGAGAAAGCTATTCAGGCAGGTATCTTGGTTGCTAAGAACACAATCGTTGTAAAATCTATAATTGTTCCAGCAAGTAACCTTGCTTCTAACGTCATACAGTTGATGACATTAGGCGTAAGTCCCAGAGATATTGCAAAGGGATTTACTACGAAACTGGTAGAGATCCACCAACATCTCAAGAACGAGAGACGTCGTGTGGAGATCAATGCTGAGATGAGCCAGTACGGTCCAAACAGCATGAAGCGTGTGAAACTGGAAGCAGAGAAACAGTCTCTGAGAGACTCCAGTATGCGTATGTCCATCTGGTCGTTGATCAAAGCCGGTGAGTTCTCAACTATTGCTGAGGGAATTACAGATGCCGATGCTGCACTGGGAGATGGTAAGTGGGCTGACTGGATGGAAGCTCAGATGGAGAAAGTTCCAGCGAAACTAGATACGTTCGGCCGTTACCTCTGGATCACACGGGACACGGCTTTGTTCCAAGGTATGAGCCGAGCAGTCCAGTACGGTGACTTCCTTGCGAAGGCAGTGATGTATGATCACATGAGAGACAATAAAAAGGTGTCGCATGAGGATACAATGAAGGAAGTAACCGAGGAATTCGTGAACTATAACCTCTTGCCCGGACGGGTGAGAAGCTACGCAGAGTCAATGGGTGGAACATGGTTCTGGGCATACAAGATCAAGTCGGTCAAGATTGCCCACAAGCGTATCAGAGACAATCCTCTACGGGCTCTGCTGTCCAGCATTGCGACTGAGGAGTTGCCTACACTAGCAGGTGTGTCAGTTGGTTCACCGATCTCGGACAACATTGTAAATGTCCTTGCAGAGGGTAGGTTGCCTAACTCCATCGGTTTGGGGATGTTCTTCAATGCACCAGGTCTTAACCCATGGGTGAACATGACAAACTAAGGTTCAGACATAGAATAAAAAAATACCCAGGCAACCAATTAAGGGAGCCTGGGTATTTTAGTGAGCGGGGTTAGTTTACGTTACGGCGTGAACAATGCTTCGGAACAAGGCGTCTTTGGTTTGCTGAACCTTTGGTAGTTCAGAGAACGGAACGATACAAGGATGCGTTGGCGGATTTGCGATTGGGTTTTTCTCTTCACCGTAGACCCAACCATCATAGATCTTCTGTTTCATCCAACTATCGTGGCTGGCACTGTCACCTGCGTCGGGGTTTTCAATGTGGAAACGTACACCCATGATAGCACTCTCTTTTTGCCAATCCGGGGCATCGTCCCAGCTTGTTTGGCTCATGTCACCATGTGCTTCGCACCATGCACGGTTAGCCTCGTGTGCAACTCGTGCTGCAGCGTCAACTACATCATTCATAATATTTCCTTTGGTTTGTTGGTCCATGCGGCAGGAATCGAACCTGCAACCTGCCCATTAGAAGTGGGGCGCTCTATCCAATTGAGCTACGCATGGGAGTGTGGTTTGGACTCCCTGGTGGAAGCAGAGAGCCCGTAAGAGATCATCAGATGTTAAGGTGGTTTATCTGGTGGTCCCTCATTGTCGTCATCTTCGCTGGCCTGAATGAGAACCAGGAGAAACCAAACGGCAGCAACGACGACGGCAAAGATCAAAATAGGCATCAAGACCACAATGACCACAGGGATAATCATGAACCCGGCAGTCAAAGCAATCCCAATGAGGATAGCCTTGACCAGGTTCATAATTAAGAGGTCTTGCGGTTAAAGATGTTGCCTTTGCCTGCAGCTGCAGCCTTCAGCTCGGAGAGTGTCTCTTCAGCTGTTGGTCCTGCTTCATCAGCTGTGTCAGATTCCTGTGGAGTATCGGAGACTTCGGGTGTCTCAGTCTCTTCAACGACTTCTGGAGTCTCTTCTGTTTTCACAGATTCCAACTTGGGAGCCGCACGTTTGGCTGAAGCCTTCTTCTTAGATGGCTTTGTGAGAGCATCTGAATCAGCATCAACGGTTACTTTGGCCCAGATGCCATGTTCGTCGGAGTCAAGTTCTACAGCATTGATGCTGACTTGAGATCCTGTCTTTTCAGATACAAAGTCAGCGATTGCTTCAATGATATCTTGGGAGGACAGGGCTGCTTGCATATTGATTTTCATAATTCTTCCTTAGGGAAATTGGGGTTGTCTTAGTGTTGGTATTGTTCGGAGGCGTAGAGAGCTAACATGGCTGCCTCAGCACGTCCGTCATCTTTGACACGGCTGAACTCTTTGGCATTCTCAGGGAAGCGTTGTGTTGCCATAGCTCGGCTGGCTCCCTTGTCACTGGATAGACCATAATACTTCTTCCACTTTGCAGCTGTGACGAGCTGAAAGGGGATCTTGTGAACAGATAAGCCCATAAGGAGGGCACCGTTGTTAAGACCAAAGGCAAATGCAGAGCTGACGCCTTCTCTTGGCATCGACCAGACATTCTCAAGCATACAATGGACAAGTACCCCAGCTGGGGGTTCCATTAACTGTCCAAGCATGGCGTAGTTTGTGTCTTCGCCCTTTTTGGTAAGCTTGGGTTGTGTTGGCATATCCATGATATTCATAGAGTTGTCTGAGGGGTCGAAGAGGGCCAAGGCCCCCTTCTTTCCTGGATCAATGCCTAAGAATACCGGCTTCTTCATGCTTTGTTGAACATGTTGGATTTGGCCTTAGGAGCACCAGCTGAGCTGGAGCTCGAAGGGGCACCGGCGTTACCTGAGTTAGGCTTACCTTTAGCAAGGTTGCGAGGCTCTTTGCCTTCATTCTTCTTCTTCCAAAGCTCAATGAAGAGACCTGTTTCGAGGCCTGATTTAGCCTCGTATGCGGTCATACCTGTCTCAGTGTGGAATGCCTTATCTAGAGCATTCTCTTCCCGTGTTTCACCAGTTGCTGCGTAGGATCCATTGTCTTGCTTGGACTCTTTGTCAACAACCTGTCGGAAGATTGCGAGGGTGATGTTTTGACCCATGACAGGGATCAGGCAAGACACATTTGTAGGTGCTTCCTTCTTCAGATCTGGATCATACACGTTAACTGTCTTCTCTTCGATCTGGTCCACTAGGTCTGTGAACTCTTTGCCTGTCGTCACGATTGCAATATCGTTCAGGGTCTCGAATGAAGGTAGGAACTTAGGCTTATTTGTTTTCGTATCAGTATAGGTGTTTTCACCTAATTTGGTTGAGATGTTTAGACGCTCACGGTGCATGTGACCATCAATGTCGAAGTGCGCTTCAGCGAACTGTGCACCTGATTTGTACTCACCGAAGTAGATGAGTTTGACTGTGGCATCATAGACGCCAGTCTCTTTAAGGGAGAAGCCTCCCATACGGTCAGCATCTTGTACGACGCCGTCAGCAGATGCTTTGAATTTTGAAAACATATTCATGTGTGATTTTCCTAAAGTGTTGGATGAAGTGGTGGGGTGAACCAATTGGATACTAAGCGTAATATTCGTTCAAATGGTCCAGGAGCATCCCAGAATCGTTGTCCATGTAAACTTGGTTCTTCTCGAACATCCCCATGGGTGAGCGAATGCGTTCTCCCTTGGTGGTTTTGGTAATTCGAGTTTGGAAGACATGCTTGAATTCGAGCAGTTTGTCGTCCTCGGTGATGTTTAGAAGAGAAGGATCAGAGTCTTTCAGGTCCTTCAGAGAGATGCGTTTGGTGGCGACAACAGTAGAGAAGTAGGCTTCAATTCCGTTGTTCTTCAGGGCACCTTTGATAGGGACCTGTGTCTTCATTTCCATGGCTTTTTCATCTAGGTCTGCACGTGTGTGAGCCAAGATGATGACGGATTTGTCACTGTTTGCGACTTTGTCCTGCATGAGGGTCTTGAAGAACTGCTGGTACAGTGACCAACCTTTCATAGTGTCGACACTTTCGAGTACGTATTGGCTCTCAAACATGTCCATTAGGAATGTCAGTGTATCGAGTACAATCACATCAATGTCAGGGTTATTCAGGGCATGGTCGAAGCCTTGAAAAACCTCGTAGGGATCTGTGATTACATACGATTGGAACT